CATACTTCAAACACAATGGTTTCAAGCCGACCTAGACCAAAGATTTGTATTAGGCGATCAAGATATATGGGGGATTTTGTTTCCTGGAGTAACAGCTTCAAAAAGCAAAATGTTCAACTTTAACCTGATAAACTCCATGGTGCAGATGGTGTCAGGGTATCAACGACGTAACCGTAAATCCACAGTATGCATCCCAATACAATCCCCTATGCAAGAGACGGCAGATCAATTCACAAAGTGTCTCTATCATATCCACAACCAGACAGGCGCATATCAAGTTTATTCCGATGCATTCGAACAAGGAGCTCTTTCACAAGGTATTGGATTAGTAAGCATCTATAACGATTATACAGACGATCCCGCATCAGGAGATATAAAGGTAAGATATATAGATTTTAAAAGCGTTCTTATCGATCCATTTTTCAGAAAAAGTGATCTTTCCGACTGCCGTTACATATGGACGAGGCAGTTTTTTGACAAAGAAGAGGTAGAACTCCTATACCCTAATCATGCCGAAAAGATTCGCTCCATGGCAACAGGAGGGTACAATGATGACAAGTTCTACTATATGCCCGAAGTTTATCAAATTCAGTTTCCTAACCTAGTAGCCTTCGATGAATATTGGTACCTCTCATCACGTGAGGCTACCTACATCGTTGATACCGTTACTCAAGAAATACAAGAATTTGGCGGTGACGAAGAAGACTTCAGACATATTCAATTCATGAGCCAACAGCGATTTAAGCTTGTGAAGAAGCCAAAGCAGACGGTAAGACGAGCAATTCTTGTAAACGATAAGGTTCTTGTAGACGAAGATAACCCCTACGGAATAGATAGGTATCCTTTCGTCCCATTCTTAGGATATTTTACCCCTGACACTGCATATTATTCTTACAAATTCCGCGGTATCGTAAGGGATATGCGTGATGCACAATACCTCTTCAACCGTAGAAAGGCAGCCGACCTAGATATTCTAGAATCCCAACAGCAGGGGATGAAGGTTAAAAAAGGCGCTTTGGTTACTCCCGATGACAGCCTAAACCGCGGAAACGGTCGTGTGCTTGTCGTAGATGAGAAGTATCAGATGTCTGATGTAGAACAGATGCAAATCATTCCTCCTGCTCCTACGATGATTCAGATGGAAGACATGCTAAAAGATGTCATGAGACAAATTAGCGGTGTCAATGAGGAACTGCTAGGTTCCGCTGTTGATGATAAAGCAGGAATACTCTCCATGCTCAGACAAGGGGCCGGCCTTACTACACTTCAAAGGCTATTTGACCAATTCGATGAAAGCCAACGGCTTGTCGGCGATATCATGGTAGAGATGATACAGAAGAATTGGACATACTCTAAGATAAAGTCTGTCACTGGAGAAGAACCTTCACAAGAGTTTGACAACAAAGCATTCTACAAATATGGGGCAAAAGTCGTACAAGGCGTTCTAACAGAAAGCCAGCAACAGCTAGAGTTTCAACAGCTTCTTTACCTTTATGAACTCACAGGCGGCAATAACCCAGTAATTCTAAACCGAGCTCTCCAAGTCTCCACAATACAAGAAAAAGATAAGCTCATGGAAGAGATCAAACAACATCAACAAGCGGAAAGCGAGCAAAATCAAAAAATGGCCGAACTACAAATGCAGCAGCTACAAGTTGATAACGAGACTAAGCTAGCTTATGCCGAATCACAAAAAGGTCTAGCTGCAGAAAGGGTGGCTAAGATTCAAACAGACCGAGCCGTTGCTGAAGATAAGCTATCACGTGCTGAAGGTGAAGACATGAAAGCCCTCTTAGATCTTGTCAAAACATTGAAAGAATTGCAGACAATAGACTCAAATACTATCATGCAAAAAGTTAACATTCTCAAAAGTATCAACGACTTAGAATTTGATAAAAAAGAAGAGATTAGAGAAGAAGACGCCGCAAGAGGCCAAGAACCTACATTTTAACTTTAACTTTAATCCAAAAATAAGTAGCTTTAAGCTCAACCCATTGGAGGTTACGATGAAAAAAGATTATATGAAATCAGATATGAACGCTGAAATTAAAGATTACCAAGCACCAAATAAGGCCTACTCACAGAGCTTTGACGGTTCAACTCTAGATTATGTTTCTAGACAAGACAAAATGGTTGATAAGGAAGCTTCTATGATCCGTAAGCAAGATTACAAAGGCCGCTACCAGAAATAAGGTTGTCCATGAAATCGCAATACGGCGATAGGGAAACTGTTGGTACACAATATCTTAAAGCTCAGAAAAATAGCGTAGAAAACCTAACGGTAGGAGAAGTTGGGGGATCTATGGTTTCTGGTTTGGTAGAAGATTTAAATGATGCCATTCAATCTAATCCATTTGAAGGTAGAGACTTCTATTTAAATGTCGTAGAAGAGCGCGATCTCCAGATGAAGAACGCTTTAAAACGCCGTATCTTCACCACACTCTACCGCCCATATCCAGAAGATAACACCCTAGTGTTCAAAGTAACACCTCGTGAATCGAGGGTGTTCTATTGTTGGGATCTTCCACATCACTCAGAGTTCTTTAATATACTTTCGTTCCAAGAACATTATGACCCTACATATATCAGCCTTATTAAAGCATGGGTTAATAACGACCTGTCAAACTTTGGGTTTATTAAAGTAAACATGAATAGCTCACAAGTTGAGGGCTATGATGAAAAGACTATCAACGCATATCGCGAAGCATATTATAACTATTGCCAAACCCTGCAGATGGACGATAAATCTTTAGAGGCAGAAAAGAAGTGGGGGTTCTTCTGGATACCAAACCCAAACACGAAAGACATTCCACTTGAAAAAGATAAAATATCAGTGATAGTGTAATTTATCATCTTCACTTTACCAAAAAATACATATAATATAGATTGTATTTAAAGGCCTCCGCTTAGCCTAAAATAAGTGAGTACTTCGGCAGCAAAAGCGTTTCGCCAACGCAAAGGAAAATATATGGAAGAAGATCAGAACAGCGTAAATGAGGAGGTCGCGCCTCACGATCAAGATTCCGTTGAGATGGAAACTGAGCAACCGCTAGTTGATCAAGAGCAATCCGAGGGAAGTCATGAGCCCGAAGATAAGCAGGAGAGAAACTGGAAAGAGCTTAGAAGGAAACAAAGAGAAATTGAGGTAAAGGCAAAAGCTCAAGAAGAATTTATTGAAAAGCTTCTCAAGGAAAGAGAACATAAATCAACTCCGGCTCAAGAGCCAGTAGTAGATGAGTTCGCTGACATAGATCCTGATGACTTCCCCACATGGAAGCAGACAGAGAAAAGAATTGAGAAGCAAGCAGCCCTTATAGCAGAGAAGAAATATCAAGAACTTCGTGCTAGAGAAGAGCAATCAAGATTTGCCGAGAGACTAAAAGCTAAATATCCTGACTTTCAAGATGTTGTTAATCCTGATTCCATCTCTTATTTGGAACAAAATGAACCAGAGTTGGCAGAGACAATAGCAGAGTTAAAAGACCCATATAAGATGGGGCTTCAAACTTATCATTATCTAAAAAAAGCTAATAATTCGGATGATGTAAGTGAAAAACGACATGCTAAGGAAGTACAGAAAAAGATTGAGAAGAATGAAAACACAATTCAGTCACCTCAAGCTTATAATAAACGTCCTATGGCACAAGCTTTTCATATGACTAAAGCCGAGAAATCAAAGCTCTATGAGGAGATGATGTCACATGCTGGCCGTGCTGGCTCTGGTTACTAACTCAGAGGTAGTTAATGACAGTATCTATTTCGTCGTTGCCACCGCAAATACAACAGCGGTACAACGCAAAACTGTTGTCCACTCCTGAAAGGAATAACATTCATAACCTGTTTGCTACTCCCGTGGAGCTTCCGGACAATCAGGGTTTTATCGATAGGCAATCGCGATACGATCGTTTAGATCGTTTCCCTGTGCCTCTTGATGATTCCCAACTCAACCCACCTAGTCAGCAACTCAATAGAGTTGACGTAGACTGCAGGGTCAGGACTTACGCAAGTTACATTGTGTTAACACGCCAGGTGACCATCACAAACGAGGATCCTGTCCTCAACAGCGCGGCTGCCCGTCTTGGACAGGCTCTACGCGAAACACAAGATATCTTACAACGCGACAACCTAGAAGCTACCGCTTCTATTGTTAACTGCGTTGGTGGATCTAACGGAGATCTCCCAACAGAGATGACCGTTTCTGACATCGATGATATCGTAGCTGTTCTTCAAGGTAATGACGGTGAATATATCACTAACATGATCGGCGGAGAAGATAAGATCGGTACATCACCTATCGGTGACTCCTATGGTGCAATGTGCCACACAAGGATGATCCCTGTGTTGAATCAAATGTCTGGATTTGTTCGTAAGTTCCAATATCCAAACATTGACAAGACGCTATCATCTGAGTGGGGTGGTATCAACAATGTTCGATTCTTCGTTTCTTCTCAAGGATCTATCACAAGCGATGCTTCCCTTCTTGGGAATGATATTGCAAACTGTTTCGTTACGGCGAAAGAGGGTTATAAAGTAGTATGGCAAGCAGGAGGAAAGGCTAAATTTATTTACCTGCCTCCAGGGT